CGACCTGCCAATTGTCGTGGTGATAATTTATGCCAGCATTTATGTCTGAGGTATGTTCATACTGCCATGGAATTGGTGGAGTTCTATCGACATGCTGAGAATGATAATAATTATAATTTATGTAAGGTGTGGTATACTCAGTTAAATCATATTTTGCGGTAAAAGAATAACCATTACTCCATTTTTCAACATGCGAAAATGTGTTAAAAAAGGCTTTAATAAAAAGAGTTTCACCAATAAATGTTAATTTATCGGTCGGCGAATACTCAATACCGGCTAAATAAATGTTTACAATCTGGTCTTTATTCAAATATTCTGGAAAAAGATATTTCATTGGCAAGGTATAATTATTGCCAAGGTTTAATTGAAACCACGACAACTTTGCCTTAATTGGAACTTCATCATTTGAATATTGAAGGTATGCTGATTTTCTAGAACCAAAACCAACTTGCACTTTATCAACTAACCCAGTTGTCCAAGTATCAGCTTCTTGTTTTGGATCGATTGAGATTGGTTTATCTACAGTAAACCCAACTTCAAAATTTGAATAATCTACCTGTCCACTAACGCCAATACCTGATGTTAAAAGCGTTGAAAGAGAATCCCAATAAATGGCTTGTGGCGGAATTACTCCTTGTCGAGTTCTCGGGTTAATCCTCGTTGTATTATAAAGCGCATAATTCTGACGTAATTTACCAGCTTTTATACTTGTTCTTAAACCATTCTCAAATTGCCAATCAAAAGCAGCAAAGCTATAAACTAACGATGTATCCATGCGTTGATCGTAAGCTAATTGAGTATAAAATGAAAGATTTTCAGTTGCTTGCAGTGAAAGTAATAAGCCAAGTTCAGGGCTTGACTTAATTGCTGAATTTTTCACTGAAGAACTTATGTACTTATAACCAATGTAGCCATTAACATCTAATTTCATATCGCCCGGTAAACTAAAACGTTCCGCTTGAGCTGTTAAACTAACAAGGGCTAAACCTAGTGCACAGGCATATAGCTTAGTCATATTTTATCTCTATTAATTGCGAATTTGAATTTACTATTATTGTATAATTGACATATCCAATTGAATATGGGGTTGCAGCTAGCTTTGTCAACATTTCAGCATCTGAACTAATCTCATTAACTGAATTGTTTGCACCACTATAGATTACACTATCTAATAGTGTACGATACTTATATGGGGTAATATTTAGAACGCTAATCGTGAACATTCGATGTTCAAGCGAATCAGTCGGCTTTGTGAAAACTTTAATCTTATGCCCATCTGACCAGAATTGTTTTTTTCTAGTAAAAATGTTAATAAGGTCGTATTTTGATAACTGTTTGTCAGCGATATTTTTTTCAGCTAGCACTTGTGGTTCAGTAGCAAAAACTGCCCGCATATCAATCGCTAAACACAGCAGTAGTACTAAAAATTGTTTCATATCAGGTCTTATGAGAGTTAGTTATTTTTTAGATTTTGCTGAATATAGTTGTATGAATGATTCTTCTAAACTATCAATTTGATTTTTTAATTGCACTCTGGATTTATCTCCTTCTTTTAACAGAGCTTTAACATCTTCAATATCATGTTTTATAATTTCAATTTTATCAACCGTTGTCACTTGATTACTTTCAAGCTTTGTGATTCTTGTGTATAAGGTTGCGCCAAAACTACCTAATGTAGTAGCAATTGCTAAAAAAGCTGAAATAACAGGCGCGTATTTCACAATCAAAGGAACCTTCTTCTCAGGTGACTGGTCATTATCAACTAATTGAGTTGACAATGATACAACTCCACGTCTTTCTTGTAATCGGCGCTCAATACCATCCCAACTAGCTAAAGTTGAAAGATTGTCGCGAGAAATATATGCTGTACGTTTTTTGTCAATCATAATTTTTCAATGTAAAAGTTAAATTTGACCATTATATTGATATTTATGATTTTTAATAAATTCTTAACTATTTAGAAGTTAACAGTGTACTTTTTAGTTTCAATATACTCAGAATTTTGGAGAACTGAGATGACAAAAACACTACTTCAATTGACGGAAATCACAAAAGCTCTTCTTGCAGAAATATTTCTTCCTGAAGAGATTGCAATAATTCCACAAGGTTCAGCAACAATTTCTTTTTGCTCTGCATTGAAAATACCAGTTTGCCCTCATTGTAAAGGTCTAAGGGTTAGAGCTTATCGTCGTTGTGGTACCTATGGTGGTTATGGTTTCATAGGTAATGTAAATGCAATTAAAATTGACACAGCACTAAGAGAAAATTGTTTAACCATTTTAAATGGCTTCTTAAAAATGCTCAAGAAAGAGAATTAGAAAAAGGAAATGCTCAACTCAATTTACAAAAGTTAATAGAAGCACGACGCGAGCAAAGCTTAGCCGACCTTGATGAAAAACAAAAACAAAATTTCTTTAAAATCATCAATCAAACTCTATTTGACCCATTTTTGACAAGCATCAAAGAACATTACACTCACAGTGGCCCGGTTGTCAGAAAAACAAAGTATTAAATAGCTAACAGTTTTGATATAATGACCTTTTAAATGAGGTCATTATATGACAAAGTATGCTCAATTTTACAAAGAATTGCTGCTCGCCACTATGAAAAATAGTACTTGCGCTCGCCTTAATGTTGCGGCTATCATTGTTAAAGATGGTCGAATTATTAATTCAGGCTGGAATGGCAGCATGCCGAAGCGAGAGCACTGCATTGATGTATTTGCGAACTGGGATAAAACTTCACCAGAATTTTACGTCGCCCATGGAGAATGGTCACGTAGACATGAATCTCACGCTGAAATTTCAGCAATTGCTACTGCGGCAAAACTTGGTATCGCTGTTGATGGTTGGGACATGGCTGTCACTTATAGCCCTTGTGGACCATGTGCAAAGACGATTGTAATGGCTGGAATTAAAAAAGTTTATTACTTAACCAAATATGATCGCGACCCAGAGGGAATTGAAATATTACTTGATAATGGATTACAATGCATCCAGCTGCCATAACAGTATTAAAAGAACGACTTCTTCTTGGAGATGGAACTTCAGTTGTTGAACCCGAATCAGTTTATGAACTTTTGCTGCGCCAGGTTCCACCATCAAAAATCAAACTTACTGAACATTCTTTAGATACCATCAAATTCAATGAACGCTCTGAAGTTCAGTTGCTAGAATTCTCAGTTGACCAAGAGCTTTCTTTTTCTCCAAAATGGCTAATACCAGAACGATATCTTAATTTAGACCTTCAAGATTATTTTGCAAATGAAATAGTTCAAAAAAAATTAAATGAACAACAAATTGAACGTGTTTGTGAAGAACTACATCAAGTTCATAAGTTCAATTTTGAAAATGGGCTACGCACAATCATCTATGTTGTTGAAACATTCAAGAAGAATAATCAACTTTGGGGAATTGGTCGTGGGAGTAGTTGCGCAAGTTATCTACTATACTTAATTGGCTTACATCAAGTAAACCCATTACAATACAACATTCATTGGAGTGAATTCTTTCATGACTAATTTTTAGGCATAGACATAATACACAGGACATCCACTGGTGTGTTTTTGAGACGCATAAATAAGATTGCTGAACATTGCTGTCTCTATAGAATAGCTTTGAAATTGTTTAGAATAGGTGTGGAAATTGCAGTTCGCGACCTACACTTTATCTATAACAACCGCATTAATCTTGGAAAGCAAATCGATTGAAAAATAACGCTACGTTACAAGAAATGCAACAAATTGCTGACTTTTATAAAACATTGCAAGATAAATAGAAACATCACTATTTATTTCATAACCATAAACGGAGAGCTACAATATGGCAGCCAGAGCTAGATCAGCCCGCGGCGAGTTAGTTGATTTTGACGTCATTAAAATCAAACAGCAACTTGCAAATAATCCAATTCAAATCGGCACACAAGAGCGTCGTCGCTTTATTGATGAAAAAGATGGGGTAAAACCTAAAGTAGTTAGCGCAAATTCGCAACCAGTAGCTCAAAATGCACTTAAAGATATTTCAGCGCTAAGTTTTGCGATAAACGCGACGGTTGTCGATTCAGAAGTTGAACAACAAAAAGAATAAAAACTTAAATTTATAAAATCATATGACACATTTTACTAAAAATCGTTCAGTTACACCATTGCATGATAAAATCCTTTTTAAATTTACTGACCCACTTACTAAAGATGGCTTCATGCCAAAAACTAGGTCAGGTATAATGGTGACAGATTTTAATACCTACCAAGAAATTCACAAACCAAAATGGGGTGAGGTATTATCATGTGGAGTGGAGGTAAATCAAGAAATAGCTAAAAGCAAATACATTTTAGTTGAACCGGGCAAATGGACGCTTGGAATAAATTTTGATGATGATAGGTTTTGGCAAACTGAAGAATCATTCATCTTAGCGACCGCTGATGATGAAGCTGTTACGTATCGATATTGACGACTATTAAATCAAGCCTTGAAGATATCAGAGAAATCGATATAAAATTTGACTTCTTTGACCAATTGGATCGTCATATTAATACTGGCCAGTTGACTACTATATTAACAGCTAAAGAAAATATTTTAAGAAATAAGTCGAAAGTTGACTCTGACCTTGATATAATTCCTACTGTAATATCAATCACGACAAAATCTTTTTCTTGAATGGACTAACATGGCTGAACCTATTCATATGGCACTCGATGAAGAAATTATGTTTGGTTACTTATATGAGCGAATGATTCCGTTATGTGAAAAATTCGTTCTTGCAAAATATCGTGGCATTCATGGCATTTCTGAGTTAATGATTTTTATTGAAAAAGTAACCAAAAATAAAGTTACTTTTTCAATTCGCTCTGCAAACGTTAACAAAGTGGAAACTCTTCCGCTAAGTTATTTTGCAGAATCAGAACAACGAAAAGCAATATTACAAGTGGTTGAAGGTTTAGCTTGTTCATTGATTAATGACTTTGGGTTTACACATCCAGCCGTGCAACATACTTCTGTAGATGATACTCCATTAGCTGCAAGTTTTTAAATTATTTCGCGATAAATAATAATGTACCTCAATAAATCTTTGTGATAAGATAGATTTATTAAAAATCGAATTGGAATTGATAGACGATTTCAACAAACTTCTTAAGGGGATTCCTTATGACCGATTCAATAGCATATGCGCCAAAGGGTTTTCAAAAAACATTTTGGAATACTACATATTATGTCTCTTCAGATATAGTTGCTGAATTCAATCAAGCTCCTCTAGAAAACAAATTAATGTTGGCCGCCGCTGTCATTCAAGATGGACAAATTCATAAGATATGATTTAAATCTTGTCTTAGATATCTTCTTCTCGAATTTTCCAGGTGTTACTTTAAACTAGGAGCAAATCATGCAAAAAATCTCAAAACCGTACGATTTAGTAATCTATATTGGTCGTATGCAACCACCAACCTTGGCGCACATTGCCAATGTTAAAACCGCTATTGAACTTTCTAAAAAAGTCTTAGTTCTTTTTGGTTCAAGTTTTCAACCACGCACAATTAAAAATCCTTGGAGTTGGCATGAACGAGCTACCATGCTCATTAATCAATTAGAGCCAGCTGATACTCCAAGTGTTAGCTGCCGCGGCATCCATGATTACCGATATAATGACCAAGAGTGGGCACAACAAGTTCAACGCTTAGTCAAACAAGAAATCATCGGAATTGATAAGCCAAAAATTGGTATCATCGGCTGCAAAAAAGATTCATCTAGCTACTACCTCGATATGTTCCCTCAATGGAAATTTATTGAGATGGAACAAATCGAAGACGTCAACGCCACGGCCATACGCGAAGAATATTTTACTGGTAGGTTATTTCAATGGCATGATAAAGACTTCATCTCTAAACCGCTTCAAGATTTCTTGCGCCAATGGTCAAAGGCCGAACAATATTCTGACCTTGTGACTGAATTTGAGTTTGTTAAAAAGTATAAATCGGCTTGGGAAAAAGCACCATATCCACCAATCTTTGTGACAACGGATGCGGCGATTATTCAGTCTGGTCACATCTTGCTGGTTCAACGAAAAGCAGCTCCTGGCAAAGGTCTTTGGGCTCTTCCTGGCGGATTCCTCAATCAAGATGAAACTGTCACGGTTGGTGTTTTGCGGGAGCTTCGTGAAGAAACAAAATTGAAGGTACCTACCGCGGTTTTGGCAGGTTCAATGGTAGCTCGACATGTATTTGACCACCCAGGTCGATCATTACGCGGCCGCACAATTACCCACGCTTTCGCATTTGTCTTACCAAATGGTGAGCTGTCTAAGGTGAAAGGTGGCGACGATGCCACGAAAGCAAAGTGGTTTCCTTTAGATGATGCTTTGGAGATGGAAGAGTTTTTATTTGAAGATCATATTGATATAATTCGATTTGCAAAAAATGCATGTGATTCAATGTAATGATTTAAACCCGAGTGTTAATTGTTGTTCATTTATTTTTAAATTAGTTGGAAAAAGTAAAAATTTCGTATTCCATTGTTATACCATTTTTACCTCTATTCATTTTACCACAATTTATTATTGCTTTTTTATGACTTTCTGTATGATAAAAACCACCAGTTTTCGTTCCATTTATGCGAAATGCATTTCGCATATTTTCCGTGATTGGTCTTTTTTGCAATGCTCTGCTTGTTTAAGTTTAAATTCATTAGAGTGTTTTCCCCCAGTAAACCCTCTGGCGAAATTCTCAATGCCATATTTTTTAATAGATTTTAATAAAAACTTTCCAGATCCTAGATATTTTTTATTATTGACCAAATTTGTAGTAAGATAGATGAATCCAAATACTTTTATTTTAATTCCAAAATAATAAATGATTATTCATATGAGAGATCACTTGGACATTATCACTTGGGCTATGGAAGAAAGCTATAAACGCGGAAGTCCATTAGGAGCTTAATATGATTGACTTGGATTCATTATCAGCGTCTGACATCTTAGCAATTCCAAAGAATCGCCCTGACAAACTGTTTAATCCGGTTGACATCATCATTCAGCATCGGAAGATAAAGTCTAAATGGCACCCAGACCGAAACAAATCGCCGGATGCCACCAAGGTTTTTCAGCACTTAAATGAGCTGAAAGAAACTGCTTTAGAGCAGCTTGGAATGGGTACTTGGAATGGCCCAAATGAAATCTTGTTCTATACAAATGACAAGAAAAAGATGGTTTTTAAATATCGTCGTTTCCATGAAATTGAAGTTGGTAAGCTTTACATCGGGCGCAAATTTTTGATGTATGTTATCGATCAAAATTTTAAACCATTATTTGAAAACGCTCAAAAACAGATTGGCGCAATTCACTATCCTCTTGACAAATTCAAAGACGAGTTTACGCGTTATATGCCGGACATCATTTTCAGTGGAGTTGACTGCTCGATTGGCCACGTCTTTGTGATGAAAAAGACTGAAGATGTCGTATTGTTACAAGATTTAATCGATCACTTGGGTGGTAAAATACCTCCTAAACATGTGGCTTGGATTGTCAGTTCGTTATTGAATACGAACTGTTTTTTGAATTACATTAATTTAAATCACAATGGTTTAACAACAACTAATGTTTTTGTTAGCCCACAGTACCATTCGACCTGTATCTATTGATGAATACAATGGACCTTGTGATGCGAACACATGATACAGTCATCTTCGAAGGCGCTCAAGGGCTATTACTTGATGAACAGTATGGAACAATGCCATACTGTACTCCATCGGCATGTGGTGCTGAAAATATTGCAAAGTGCATTAAAGGTCATGATGATCTTTACGTCGAATTAATTTACGTTACTCGTGGCTATCTTACTCGACATGGTGCTGGCCCACTTGAAAATGAGATACGTTGGCCAGAAGAATTTGAAGATAAGACAAACATCTTCAACGATTACCAGCAACACCTCAGGTTTGCTCCGATAAAACAAAATGATATAAATGATCTCGCTTTTAGAATTTTGCATGATAGCCAGCATATTCAAGCAAAACATAAAAAGGTTTCACTTGCTGTAACGTGGGCTGATAAGCTGCAACACAGTTACTTATCTCAACAAGCAAATTATCTCAGCTTTTGTCCAACTAGAAACGACGTGCGGTTTAAAAAATGATTGAACTACAACCACCCCTATTTCAAAAATTCGAAAAGCTTGGTCCAACAATCTTTTTAGCTGGCTCAATAGAGATGAATGCTGCTGAACGCTGGCAAGAAAAGATTGTTCAAAGCTTTAAGTCGAAAAATGTTTCATTCTTTAATCCTCGTCGAGACGATTGGAATAATGCGGTTGTTCAATCGGTCGAAGATCCAGTGTTCAGAGAGCAAGTGAATTGGGAATTGAATGGCATTATGGGCAGTGATTTAGTCGTATTCTACATTGATCCAGCAACTAAATCCCCAATCACATTGGCTGAACTTGGTCTTGTTGTCGGTTTGAAAAAACCAGCAGTTGTTTGTTGCCCTGATGGCTTTTATCGGAAAGGCAATGTTGAAATCATTTGTGATAGATTTGCTATCCCACAACTTAATAGCTTAGCACGCTTAATCGCATTTATTGACAACACAATTAATCAATATGAAAATCACGGAGAATAATTCATGACTGACATACATAACGGAAAATTTTATTTCTTTTGGTCTGGACCTTTTTCTAACTGGTATCCAAGCTATTTCAAGATGCATGACAATGTGATAGCCGACAAAGATTATGGCCCATTGATGTTTAACTGTGGCGAGCAGTACATGGTGTTCAAGAAAGCTGGTTTATTTGAGGATGTTGAGATTGCTGATAAGATCATGCAATCTAGTGATCCAAAAGAAATCAAAGACTTTGGTCGCTTAGTTAAAAACTTTGATGTAGGAGTTTGGGAAGCAAATGCAAAACGTTTGATCTACCCAGGGCTTTATGAAAAGTTTAACCAGGACCCAAAGCTCTTAAAACAGCTTTTGGATACTGGTGATAAGATTTTGGTTAAAGCTTCACCGTATGATACGATTTGGGGTATTGGTTTGGATGAAGCTACCGCGCTAATAACGCCAGAAGAACAATGGCGAGGTAGAAACTGGCTCGGAGAATTAATTACCGAGATAAAGAATTATGTTCGCCTTTTTGACGACGCAAATCCATACGAATAAAAAGTGTATAATCTTAAAAATGTAGTATAATATAGTAAGATTTGGGATAGACCTGGATCTTTTAATTTAAAGTAAAGGAGATTTACTATGATAGAGCATTTAGCATCATCCAATTTTATTTTAACTTGCGATGGATATAAAGCTTGTCACTGGAAACAAATACCAACTGATGTTGATTATACCTACACGGTCATGGTTCCACGGCAATACGCTGATTATGCTGACGAAATTGTTTCAGCCGGTCAACACATGATTGCCTCATATCTTGCTTCTGTTCGTATTACCGAAGACATGGTTGACGAAGCTCAACTTGAAATTGAAGCTCAAGGCTATGAATTCTACCGTGAAGGCTGGATGCGAATTGTTCGTGAATTTGACGGCAAGTTGCCATTAAAAATTTTTGGTGTTGAAGAAGGCCGTATCATCAAGCCACAAACTCCGATGATGGGTTGGATTAACAGCAAACCAGGTTTTGCTTGGCTTGTTGGCGATGTTGAAACTATCATCCAATGTATCGGCTGGAAAATGACCACTGTGGCTTCAATCTGCCGAGCTATTAGAAAAACTCTGTATCACTATGCAGAAATGACGGACACTAAAGATGATATCAGTTACATGCTGCACAACTTTGGCGATCGTGGTGCTGATGCTCCTGAAGCCGCTGTTCTTGCTGCAATGGCTCACGCTATGTTGTTTAATGGCAGCGATTGCCTACAAGCTAATCGCTATATCAAAAAGTTGTATCGTACACAAAAGAATTACACATCATCAATCGATGCTTCAGAGCATTACACTATGACCAGTAATTCAAATTGCGCAAAAAAAGACGATTATGGTGCGGCGGTAATGATGGTTGAACAGCTTGAAGCTGCTGTTAGACGCGTAAATGAAACTGGTATTGGCATTCCATTTGTATCCGTAGTTATCGATACGTTTGATGATATTCGCTTTGCTGATGAATATCTCGGTCAGTTGTTAAAAGATCGTATCATTAATTCTGGTGGTCGATTGATTGGTCGCCCTGACAGCGGCGATGCAACAACAAAACCTGCTGAAATTGGAACAATCTTCAGAAACCGTTTTGGCGCAACTACAAATGCTGCTGGCTTCGACGTTTTACACCCAGCAATCGGTGTTATCCAAGGCGATGGTGTTGTGGTTCAAACCCATGAGGCAATCATCAAAGGCTGGGTATTTAATGGTGGCTTTAGCTTAGACAACTTCTGCATGGGCATGGGCTCTGGCGTTACCCATGATGGTAGACGTGATGACTTCAGCTTCTCGGTTAAAGCAATAGCGAATAAGTTGTCAAATGGACATTGGCAAAGCCTGTTAAAAGACCCAAAAACTGACAGTGGTAAAAAATCATTAACTGGTTTAGCTCGTTGCAGAGAAAATCAAACTGGTGAGCTGGAGGTAATTGACAACCTTAAAGAGTTCAGTGGTGAAATGACAATGTGGGTCGATCAACCTGGTTGGCGGTCTTACTTTGATACTGGGTTTCGTGAATATCGTCAGTCATTTGACGATGTTCAAGCAAGGGCAAGAGCTGGAACAATTCAAATTTAATCAACACAAAAAGAGGATAGAACTATGTCTGTAAAAAAAAATCGTTATTTGCGGCTGGGTCAGATTGCATTATTTCCAAAACTTCATAAACTGTGCGTTACCATTTCAACGTCGGTAACGAATGTAGATGAAAAGTTTTCACGTTGTGTCTGGGGCGTTGCATACAAAGCTCCTAGCGATCAATTTTCCAAAGCGGCCGCTCGTGATGCAGTCGACAAAAATGTTGCTACCGGTTTGCCACACTTGACCGGTTCATTCGATTTGTTGAATGGTGAATATACTCACCAAGAAATCATCGATAAAATCATTTGTCAAATCGCAGTTCATGATGCCCACTTGTCATCTGACTACATTGACTTCTTTACCATTAGGAGTTTGTATCCTGAGTTACAGTTCATCGAATAAAAAGTTAAATAGTAGATATGTCTATCTTAATAGGAATTATCTACTATGCTTTTTATAATCTTAACGTTCCTTGCCGCTCTTCTTTTAGAGGGCATCGGAACGATAGTTTCAATTCAAGGGTTAACTCTCTTATTTGGCGATGCGCTATTAATCATAGCGCTAGCTATTGCATTTGATTTTGGTAAGTTAGTTTCAGTTTCGCTGCTGTATAAAGAATGGCGGACACTTCCAAAAATGCTTCGCCGATATCTCTTTGCCGCATCAGCAGTACTAATGACCATCACCAGCGCTGGTGGCGCTGGTTTTCTTTCGGCAGCATCGCAAAAAGCTTTGCTTCCAACTAAATCGATTCAAGTTCAAGTTGATGCTATAACAGCAGAAAAACAAAAGCTTGAAGCTAGAAAACGGGAAATTGATTTACAAATTAGCAACTTACCACCAGACATGGTGAAAGGAAGAACTAAGCTAATTAACTCATTTAAGGTTGAACTTGAGCACGTCAATACTCGCTTAATCGAGCTTGACCAACAATTACCAAAATTGCAAGTTGAATTAATAGAAAAAAGCAGTCATTCTGGGCCAATCACCTATATTGCTGAGGCTACAGGAAAAACCGCTGAAACAGCAATGAGCTATATTATCGGCTTAATTATATTTGTATTTGACCCATTAGCCGTTGCTTTAATTTTAGCTGGGAATTATTTGGTCGAGAAGCGTCAACAGCGACCAGTAATTCAACCATTAGATACCACACACGTTGTTGAAGAAGTGATTCCTGAGGTGACAGAGGAGTTTAATTCAACCGAACAAGATGTTATAATTGAATCGAAAGTTGAAAATCCAATTCACTTACAACTCGCTGATAATTTGCACTTTAACTCACTTGATGAAGGTAAGCTTGAGGATACAGACCAGCAGCTTTATAAAATGTTTCCGGCTGAAATGATTGACCAAGCTAAATCTCTTGCGGCTTCAGTTGATCAACCTCGTGCTACATTAGCTGATATTAATTATATGCCAGGTTCTGAAGTTACTTTTTATGATGAAACGGCAAATAGCAAAATTTTTAACGAATATAAAAATCAATAATGACAAAATCAAAATTAAAAAAATTATGGGTTGAAAAATATCGACCAACTACTTTAGCTGATGTCATTTTTCAAGATGAAATTCAAAAAAAGTTTTTTGAAAAAATTATTGCTGAAAAAGACCTTCCTAATTTACTTTTATCGGGAGTTCAAGGCACTGGTAAAACAACCATGTCTGGCGTTCTCGTAAATGAATTTGGAATTGACCCAGCCGATTTAATGCGAATTAAATGCTCTGATGAAACTGGTGTTGATTCAATGCGTGATAAAATATCCCGATTTGCTGAAACAATGCCAATTGGAGATTTTAAAGTTGTTCAACTTGAAGAATTTGATTTTCTTTCTCAAAACGCATATGCGGTGCTTCGTCATATTATAGAAGATTCAAGTGATAATTGCCGATTTATCTGCACCTGTAATTACTCAAATAAAGTAATGCCAGCGATTAAATCTCGCCTTCAAGAGGTGAATTTTAAAGCTCCAGGAAAAGATTTAGTTATGGAGAAAATGGCTGAAATCTTAATGACTGAAGATATTGAAGTTGACGAAACAAGCCTTGAGGCTCTTGAAAAGATTGTCACTGCTGTTTATCCTGACATTCGCAAAACAATTCAAATCTTACAACAAAGTTGTAGGTCGGGTAAATTGATTTGGCGAGAAAGTGTTAGCGCTGCTGATTCATCTGAATATAAAATTAAGCTTTTAGATTACATTGAACAAAGCAATTTTGCTCAAGCTCGTAAGCTGGTTTGTGATGTTGTTCAGCGTGAAGAGTATGAAGACCTATACAAGTGGCTGTATCAAAACATTCACCGTTGTCCCAAATTTAAACAACAAGAAACTGAAGAAAAAGCTATTGTGATAATTGCTGACCGGCTTTACAAGCATGCAAGTTATACTCACGTTGATATAAATTTAGCCGCATGTTTTATTGAACTTGGCGCTCTATGAAAGAACCAATAAAAAAGCCAGCGTTTAAATTAGACATCTTTAAGGTACTTTCTCAGCTTGATGCTAGAGATTTGCATATTTGGGAAAAATTAAGTGAAGATGAGCAGAAGGGATTTTCTTCATTTATCATTACTCGTTGGATGTCTGGCACTGCCGACGCATTGCAGCTGATGTATGTAAATGAGCTTGTTAATTCACTGCTGTTTAAACTTGGAAAAGACCATGAGGAGTTATATTGTAAGTTACTTGCTTGCTGTGGTAGTCAACGCTCTCGTCGATTTCAATGGATTGCTGAAGCTAAAAAAAATAAAACTAGTAATTTAGCATTAACGGTAATAAAAGATTATTATGAGTATTCAACAAGAGAAGCTTTAGATACCTTAGATTTATTATCGTCAACTGATATTTACGAGCTTGCTGAGGATTTAGGATGGCAGCAGGATGAACTTAAAAAACTGAAGAAAGAAATTGGAGCATGATGTGAAACATCTTTTACGAAAAGATTATTTAAGTTCAGTACGCAATGAAATTGGCAATAAGGGCTATGCATCAGATATGATTATTGATGGTAGTTGGGTTTATTGTTATTTTCTCTCTGAGCGTCGTCCATTAGTTTATCAGCTCTGTCTAAGCACTGCAACATTTGAGCTTAATCGTCGGCTAAGTAAGATAGCCGCGGAAAATGTCGCGAAGCGCGATCAGAATTATTTTGATTTTGAAAAACAGGCGAGTGAAATTTTAGTTGAAGAACGAACTGAAGCTAAACGGTTATATGAAACTTTAGATTTTCCAATCTATGAAAGATGTGTTAAAATTCATGATGGTGGTAATTATTATGAAATTATTAAAGGCGTCATTAATGTCAATAACATTAGTAAACATATTCTCAAGGGATTCATTAAAGAATTTTTGGAGAATGGTGAGCTGTTTTGGCAAACATCAACTCCAATCAAGTTTACTAAGAAACAACTCAATTCAATATTTTCATAAACATGAAAAGCTCAATGGATACATACGACCTTAAAAATAGAGCAGTTGGTCGCCGAGCAAAAGTCACCATTCAACAAGATGGCTGGCATTGTTCATATTGCAAGAAAAACTTTGCATATGAACGTAGCTTTATGACGCATATATGTAAAGGTAAACAAAAACTTGAACAACTTCAGTCAATAACTGGTCAAACAGCTTACGCGACGTATTGTTCATGGATGAAGGCTAAACGTCATTCAATCCCAAAAATTGAAACATTTAGTACCTCAAAACAATTCAGTCCGTTTTTTAGATTTGCACAATATGCGCAACAACTTGGGTTGAATACTGAGCATTTTGTTTCTACTATAATGAAGATATCCCCAGACATTTCACCCACGATGTGGACAACTCCTGAGGTATATTCTCTCTACCTAGAGTATTACGATAAATTAAATGACCCATTAGTTCAATTTGCTGATTCGGTAGAATATTTAACAAAGCAAGCCGAGATTTTAGAATGCGAATTGGCTGAAGTTCCTTATAGGCTTGGATTTAATCGCTTTTTAGAGGCAATACGGACTAAAAAAATATCACCATGGCTGATATTCTTATCAAAAAAAATGTTGAAATATATTTCAACATTAGATGAAAGTGAGATTAAACTTATTGATTCTAGCGTTGTGTATTCAGCTTGGAGCTCAAGGCTTTCAAAAAATCAAGAGCTTCAAAAAGAACTGATTGAATTCGTGAATGATTTAGGTTTAGGCGAATGAGCTTTGATATTGATATTGACTTAGACCCTTCATTTGATCCACTAGTTCTTTTTCCTAACTGGGTTAGAGCAAGTGTTGTAAAAAATGAAGTACTTGGGCCGCATCCGTGTGGCATCTATCCACAAGATATTGCAGTTGACCCAATAACTAAGCTTGCGGCAATTCCATATGACCAAGCTGAAGAACTCGGTTATTTTAAGCTCGATTTTCTACATTTAACAATATATCAACATTTCACCGAAAGAACTGAAATGTTGCAGTTACTTGACCTTGAACCAGATTGGAGCATATTATTAAATGAGGCAGAAGTTGAAAAGTTATTTCAACTTAGCAGACACGCAAAGCTGTTAAAACAACTACAGCCAACATCAATTGAAGAACTTGCTGATGCACTAGCTCTAATTAGACCAGGTAAGCAAGAGCTTTTACCACTTTACCTATCTAACCGTGATGTTTGTAGAGGCATTTTATATTTAAAGGACACTAATGGTTTTTCATTTAAAAAATCTCATGCGATAGCGTATGCTCACATTATAGTGCTTCAACTGCACTTAATTGGTATAGAAGTGTTATAGACTTAACATTTTTTAGTTTACTTTTTTAGTTTTTAAGGATAAAATTCTACCATAAGTTGATGAGAGGATTTGAAGATGAAAACTACAACTACTAAAAAATGGACAGAGCAAAGCATTATTGAATTACTTAATTCTTCTGATAAAGCTGTGACTAGAGCGGTAATTGCAATCTACAAACGGCAAACTGAAGATGAAAAAGTAATACATGACACAAAGCACACAAATGGCATTGGCTTTAACTCAGCTGACGCAAGGCTGTTAAGTTATTGCGCACAATATGCTCAAAAAAATAACTGTGATTTATCTGGTAAATACTTGACAACCGCGCGTAAACGTATTGTAAAGTATCGTAAACAATTACTTCAAATAGCTAACGCTGGAGAATAAAGATGAACATCGCTGAAGCAATCCAAAAAACATTCGCTACCGAAATTCCACAAGCCGTAGTATCAGTGTTTGACAACCATCGTGTAGAGCTGGAAGTACCAGACAATGAAATTTTGACAACTGATGTTGTCATGGCATTTAAAGAGATTATTAATCAATTTGCTGATGATTTGTTAGTCTCTATTGAAGAAATCAATGACCACGTCATCAGTGCAACCTTTACCCCAATCTTACAAATATAGCTGACTTAAAAACTTTACAACATGCAAACTCAGTACTAGCTGCTCTATCTGAAGGTCACATTGTTGAACTTGGGGATAGAGTGGTTAGGTTTTTCAAGCAGGTTAAATCTTTGAAGAGGGCGAACATGCCTATGAAGTTATTACCGCTGAGCTTTATTTTCGATTTGACTGGATAAATGGAACTGAAACTGGATATTGCTGGATTTTAGGTACAAATTGCTTTGATGAATTAATTGACACTTATCTTTGCAAATGGTGCATTAAATCATTACAAGCCTTGAACTTGTGTTATAATTAATCTATTATAAATCTAACAGGTGCAATCAATGCGAAAGATAGTAAAAATTCCATTTGGTAGTCATCTCTATGGCACCTCAACACTACAATCGGATATTGACTTAAAAGTCATTTATCTTCCAGAGCTTTCTGATATGGTTCTTGGAAAAAAGGCCGAAATCTATAAAGATAGACCCGTTAAAGAAAATGAATGTATGTCAGCTGGTGAAACTGAAACTGAATTTGTTCCAATTCATCGCTTAGCATATGACTTTTTCTCTGGGCAATCATGGGCAATCGAATGCACCTTTGCGATGTTAGACCCAATCACGAACAATGTTGAATTTTTTGAAGACAGACAACAACAAATGTCTCTATTTGCTAGAGAACTTGTGCAAAGATTTTTGACAAAAGAACTTAACGCAATGGTTAGTTACGCGATTAAACAATCTCAATTGTATGGCATTAAGGCTGAACGATTGAATGCATTAGAGCGCCTAATTGGGTTTTTACAGACTATCGAGAATCCGACTGTTGTTCGATTGGCTGATATTAAAAACGCATTGAATACACTGTTAAGTGATGAAATTACGTTTACTATCATTAAGGGAACTAACCCGGCACATGCAAATCAGCCAGCCCTAAAGGTAAACAACAATGAATATCCACTAACATCTTCAGTTCAATATCTGCTAATTGAACTGAACAAAGTTAGAGAAAGATACGGTGAACGTGTCAAGAAAGCTCAGAGCTCTGAGATTGACTGGAAAGCACTTTCACATGCCGTTCGAGTTGTTTCACAAGCGGTAGATTTACTCAAAACCCATGAGCTTAAATTCCCGCTGGCAAACAAACAGTTACTATTGGACATCAAGCAAGAAAAAATTCCATTTGATGACGCTATTGCAATTTTCACCCAGCTAAATACAGAACTAGAAGAGCTAATCAAAACAACTACTCTACAGCCAAGAACTGAAGAGCTGAAAAAGCGATTTGAAAAGTGGTTGTCGAATTGGTTAATCTTCAATTTCTATAATTGATTTCATGGAGTAAAAATGCCAATTTACGATTACAGTTGCACAAGTTGTGGACATATTCAGGAGGTTTCACATAAGATTGTTGAAAAACCAGCCGTTTTATGCGAAAAGTGTCAATCACCAAGTAAAAAACTTATTTCAGCTGCAGGCTTTTCTTTAAAAGGCTCAGGCTGGTATAAAGCTGGTTATTCAGGACGAAAATGAAAATCATTAACTTTTTAGTTACTTGTGGTGCTATTGTATTGATTGTGTGTATCGCCTCTGTTTTATTTTTAGTCGATATTGTGGTAGAATTATGTCAGAACTCCAAATAAATTATCAACTCATTACCGTGACATATCAAGCATTAATGTTTGATGCTCAATTTTTGAGTTATCTTTTTGCCGCTAAAGAATATAAGAGATGGTATGTTCCAGAAAGACCAAAATCCAAATCAAAACCATTATAAGCGTTTCATCTTTGACTTTGATGATACGCTTTCTTTTTGCACCGATCGAGATTGGGAAAATGCCGAACCAGATTTAGAGCTTATCGCTAAGATAAATGAGCTTTATGCCGAAGGCTTTGAAATCTGGATTGTAACGGCACGTGGGCAAATTTCTTGTAATGGAGACATCACTCTACGAGAGCAGAAGTATCGTGTGCAAATTGAAAGTTGGCTTAACAAGTATAACGTGCATTATCATAACCTTTCATTTGAAAAGGTTCTTGGCGCTTATTACGTCGATGATAAAGCTTTAACAATTCCAGACTTTAAAGAAACCTCATTTAAAATTAAACGAGGTTTATCTGGAACTGAAGTTTTTATCACTGACAAAACTGTTTCAAAGACTTGTGATAATGCTAACCTAATTGCACATTGGCATGAACGAGCTAAGGAGCTACAATATTGCGTTCCTGAAGTTCGTAGTGTTATTGGTAAGACAATAAACTTTGAGTTCATTACTGGGCATCAATATAAGCCGGGTACAATAAGAAATAAATTATGCGATCTAATTGATAGCTTTAGAGATTACGAACCATTGTTCCAAGGTTCATTTTCAACTTACGTAAAACGCGTGGAAGTTCACCTTAGTGAAAGTGAACTTCCAATAGCGTTTAATGATTTGTATTTGAATCAATTGGCTGGTATAGTAAAATTCATGGATGAAAACAAAACGTTTTGCCATGGCGATTTTACTGTCGACAATTTGATCATTCAAGATCGCGATATCTTCATGATCGATCCAAATCCAACTGATTATTCAAGTTGGCTTCTTGATGTCAGTAAGTTACAACAATCGTTCCGCCGCTTTCAGTTATCTGGCGACCTTGCATATATTCAAAAACGATATAGTTATCATTCACTCGATCGTGTTCTAACTCTGTTAGAGATGTCTCATTGGATTCGCATGTTAAAATATGTTAGACATTCAGCCCCAGATTTATATGAGCGATCAAAGCAAATAATTTTTGAACTTTCTAAACAACTCTATATTCAACTATGAAAATCTTATACGGCATCCAAGGAACTGGAAATGGTCATTTGACAAGATCGCGCTTAATTGCTAAGGAGTTTAACAATCTCGGTTTAAGCGTTGATTACTTTTTTTCAGGTAGAGAAAAATCACAATACTTTGATATGGAAGTGTTTGGAGATCTTTGTACCTTTGGCGAAGGTTTGAGCTTTCAACAAGCTAATGGTGGAGTAGACTGGCTCAAAACAATTCAAAAAGCTGAAGTGGCAAAGCTGTACCACAGAGCAAAAGAACTACCAGTTGAACAGTATGATTTGGTTCTAACTGATTACGAACCAACTGTTGCATGGGCTGCAAAGTTGAAAGGAGTTCAATCAGTTGGTATTGGACATCAATACGCATTCAAATACAAAAGCATTCCAAAGGCAGGTAATTTTTTAACTCAACTTGGGATGGACAATTTCGCTCCAGTAGCAGTTAACATTGGCTTACACTGGCATCACTTCAATGAGCCGATCTTACCACCAATCATTGAACAGTTAGAACCAACCAGTACGAACAGAAATAAAGTAGTGGTCTATCTTCCTGCTGAAGAAGCAAGACATATGGTTGCGTTGTTTAGTGCGTTTAAGGATTTTCATTTCGAATACTTTACCAACCAAGAGGTTTTCTACAAACCAAACAATGTAAAGATAAATGCTATTTCTAAGGCGCATTTTTTAGCGGAACTTAAGTCATGCCAATTTATTATTTGTAATGCTGGTTTTGAACTTGCTAGTGAAGCATTACAGTTAGGAAAATCCTTGTTGGTCAAACCAATGAAAGGTCAAGTTGAACAGCAGGCTAATGCGTTAGCCATGCATGAACTCGGATATGGCTGGACATGTGGCGATAAACTTACGCCCGATATAGTTTTTCAGTTCTTGCAATCAATGGCTGGCACTAACGCTAAGTTAACGGTAAAACGAATTAAATTTCCAGATGTCGCTAAGGCATTGGTTACAGAACTTGTTAAAGATGGAGCAGATCTTAACGTAGAACGATTATCAAAAAACCTTTGGATGCAGGTAGAATAAAATGTCAAATCAAAATAAACCACATTTTAAATCTATCTTTATGTCCGATCTTCACATCGGAACAAAGGCATGTAAGATAAAGCAGCTAAATGATTTTTTGTCTAGCTTTACATGTGAAAATCTTTATTTGGTTGGTGACATATTAGATGGTTGGGCTATAGCAAAAGGAAATTCACATTTCCCTCAAGATCACGTGAACGCTATTAGAAAATTTCTAACTAAAGCCAAAAACAAAACGCATATCTTTTATGTGATTGGTAACCATGATGAATTCCTCAGGAAATACACTGACATTATTCAATCATTTGGCAATGTAACATTTGGTAATGAGTTTCTACATCATACTAAAAATGGCCAAAGATATTTGGTTACACATGGTGATATGTATGATACAGTGACACGACATCATCGTTGGGTTGCTCAACTTGGCGATAGCTTGTACACACTGCTAGTCGAAATCAATTCAATTTTAAACTGGGTTAGAGCTAAATTTGGTCTTGGCTATTGGTCTTTAGCCGGATATCTAAAGTCACGGGTCAAAGGTGCACTTGAATTCATCTATTCATTTGAACAGACCGTTGCGTTTGAAGCTAAAAAGCACAACTTCGATGGTGTCATTTGCGGTCATATTCACGTCGCTGCCGATAAAGAACTTAATGGCTTAAGATACTTGAATTGCGGTGATGGTGTTGAAAGTTGTACCGCCATCGTTGAATTAGATACTGGTGAATTAAAAGTACTGTCCTGGAAGCAAATAGCAGAAATGAGAACAAAAAATGTTTTTTAAGCCGAACACAATTAGAGTAGAATTCAAACATGAAGAAGGTGTTCCATTACATGTTCAATTTTATAAAAGAGAATTACTGGATTCAAATGAGCCACTTGTTTTATTAGCAATGCTTTTGCTAAATGAACATGAAGAGCTGCTCAATAGAACAAAGTTCGTCAAATTCGATAAGTTAATTTTGCCAGCAAGTTGGATAATAAATCGTCAATACCATTTAATCGCAAAGCTTGTTCAAGAAAATATCAAACAAGAAGAGTATTCTTGGGCTTTAACTTGGGCTCTTAAAAATGTTAATGGTTATCGAAAACAACTCCAAAAACTAATTGCTAAGCAAATTGCTTTCTCATCACAACAATTACTTGTCCAAGATATTATTGGAGTTCAGCCAATGACTGGCCCAGTTGGGGAGATTTATTCATTGCATACTACATACTTAGATAGAGTTTTTGAAAAGGAAGACATAAATGACGACGCTAAAACCACTTGAAATAATTGAAATTGAACGAAAAAATGGAAAAAAGATTGGCTATGTTTGCTCTTCATTCGACTGCTTGCATGCAGGACATGTTGCGATGCTTGCTGAGAGTAAAGCCAACTGTGATTTTTTAGTAGCGGGGTTGTTATCAGACCCGACCATTGATAGACCAACGACAAAAAATAAACCAGTTCAATCAATGTTTGAGCGATGGGTTCAATTACAAGCAATATCATATATTGATTTAGTATTTCCATTTGAATCAGAGCAAGATTTATATGACAGCCTGCTTGTCATTCGTCCTGACATTAGGTTTGTTGGTGAAGAATATAAAGGATTAAATTTCAATGGCTCAGATTTAACTGACATTGAAATTTATTTCAATAAGCGTCGTCACAGTTTTTCAACAACTGAACTAAGAGAACGTATCATTAATTTTACCGCAAGTGAAATGAAACCAGTACTTAATAGGCAAATGGAATTTCCGGAGAAAAAATGAAACTTGCAGAAATACTGAAACCAAACTTTCGTTTTTATCTCGACTTAGATGGAGTACTAAACGATTTCGAAGCAGAAGTTGAAAAACATTTAGGCAAAGATTGGAAAAACTTACATCCTGCAATTTTTTGGCGTAAGTTATCATTAAATCCGCCGCATCTCTTTTTAAACAGCCAACCATTACCTGACGCATTTGAGCTAGTTCAGTATTTAGAGCAATTTGATTTTTCATGCCTTGGTTCTTTACCATTGAAAACTGGAGTGTTAAAGACTGCAGAGCAAGATAAACGAGAATGGTTGTTAAAGCATTTTAATATCACGCGTGCTGATTTTGTTTATGGTGGTAGGAAAAAGGCAAAATTTGCAAATAGTAAATACGATGTATTGATTGATGATACAATATGCAATATAGAAGCTTGGGAGAAAGCAGGTGGTACAGCGATTCTTCACACTTCTGCTGCTGACACCATCAAGAAACTTAACATTTTGCAAAAGAGATAATTATGTCAGAACAAATTATAAAAAAGAACAAAGAAGGTCTGTACTATCGTCCAAATACGTCAGATACAGCAATGCTTGCTGATTCAAAAATTGGTTCACCTAAATCAGATTATGCGACTGTCGATCCAGCTGGAAAGGTTGTTATGGACCTAGGAGCAAATATTGGTGGTTTTTGCGTAAGAGCTGAACAACTTGGAGCTAAACAAGTAGTATGTTACGAGCCACTTCCGTCTAATATCGAAGTTCTTAAGTTAAACACCGCTAACACCAAAATCAAAGTAGTTGAAAAATGCGTTATCGGCTCTGATAAACCAACAATTACCTTCTACCTTAATAACAGCAAACTTGCGCACTGTTCAGCTAGCATCAAGAAGAAATCAAAAGCAACTGAATACGTTGTTCCAGCGGTAAATTTTTGGGATGAGCTGCAGGAAATAAAACCTGAATTAATTAAGATGGACATCGAAGGCGCTGAGTACGAGGTATTATCACATGATTTACCTAATTTCGTCAAAGAACTTGCCATTGAGATTCACTTTTCAAGCAATGAAAATCGTGCTAAATCAATTATTCTTATCGAAAATTTAAAGCGTCAATTTGGCGAACCAATTTTTGAAAAGGATGAAATCGTTTTTGAAAAACCTGTAGCAGTTAAAATGCACTTTAAAAGATAATATGGAAATAGCAATAATAAATGGAAAAGGACTTGACGGTTGTGGTGTTACGCGTGGCGCACACGAAGTTCAAATATGGGCTGAAAAAACCGGGCATATCGCTAAGGTTTATTCTTTAGCTGAACGTAAATTCGCTCGTGGCGATGGACATGGAATTGACAATAACTTCTTTACCGTAGCCGACATTCCAAGCTTACGAGCTCAGCTTGAACAAGTCGATATTGTTTACTTGAATTCTTACCCAGCTGCTACAAATTCAAAGGAAGCAATCGATGGATTTTTTTATGAGCTGGTGTTAAAGCTTGAAAAGCCAGTTATCATGGGTTTTATGCATGAACTAACCACCATGAACATCAATAAGATTCCACATCTGCTTGGAATTTTAAATGCGTGTGATGTTATCTTCAATTTTAGTGAAAAGACATATTTTTCAACTAACGTGAGTACGCTGCTACCTTCTAAAAAGCTTGGCGAACGTATCAAACGCTTTACAATGTGGCAAAATTTTACTGTCACAACTGAAAAACTGCGTGACTCCATTCCACTTTCAGCCAAGAAAAAAGAGTTACTTTACGCAAGCCGTTGGACCTCAATGAAAGACCCAAGGCGCGTGTTGGACCTTGGACCATTACTTAGAGAGCACGAAATTGATACTCGATTGATAGGCATTGAACGGTCTATTGGAGCAAAAGGTGATATTTTTGACCATCCATATTGTTTAGATTTATCAATAAAGGGCAAGCAACTTGGTAATCTAGCAGGCACTCCAGTTGAAGGACCGTACATGAGGCAGTATGGTTTAGAACAAATGGCAAACTCATTGTTTAACTGTTCTTTTTATCGAATGCCAAAAGACCCAAATGGTTATGGTTGGAGAATGGAATATGCGCAGATTGAAATGATCGCGGTCGGCTCTTTACCAGTTTTTGATTTGCATTGGGCTCAACATAATGGCATAAGTGATGGTACCCCATTCAGTGAGATTGAGCATTCTGGCATCTATTCTGACAAAGCTAATTTAGCTGAAACAGTTGAAAAGCTTGTTGAAGTTTCAAAAACACCTTCGCTGCAAAAGTTGATTAGAAATACATCATATGATATTATTCGAGCTGAGTATGACGCTGAAATAATCTTGCCGAAAATGTTTGAAGAAGTTTTAGCAATTGGTAAAGATCGCAACAAATTTAAATCAATCGAAGAAATGTTGCTTAACATTACAAGAAGTGAAGACTATGTTGAAAAGTATTTGGAACTGAATTATAAAGGACAGCTCGTTGCATTAGGATTAGAAGAACCAAAAAAAGGTATTATTGCGGTATTCGATGGTAAAAAACGAGTCGAGGCAGCAAAGTTTAAGCTGCCCCAAAACTTGGTTCAAACTTCAGCAGCTAAAAAATCAATTTTAGAATTTTAAGAACTTTTTTTAAACACGACTGGAATTCCTTCTTGAATTGGGATAATTCGGCGTCGCTTTATTTTTGCTTTTGATAAATCAGGAAAGTGAAAAGCACGCCCCACAACACGCGAAACTCCATTAATGTCAAATGAATGATAAAATGGAGTTGCATGTTGTGCTAAATCTTTAGATGCTAGATAGACACTGAATTGATATTTGTCAGAACAATTATAATACCAGTAAATTGCTTCTGAAACGAGCTGCTTTGGTAAAATTGCCTCAGGGTGTGCCTTATCAATCGCATATACTTTTAACTCAGTTGGAGTTATATTATCGATTATGCAGGTATATTCAACTCGACGATATTCAACTAGTGAAAGTAAATGTAGATTTTTTGCTTCTTCAATGTTATCAATTATAAGTGGTGGAATTTTTTTCTTCACGCTGTTAGTACTCCGATTAAGTAATAATTTTTATTATATCTATTCGTTGTCTAAATACAATCTTTAACTAAAAACTTATGGCAATTATTTACACTTTTACGCATGAGAAGATTTTAAATAATTTTGAAATCTTTTCTTCAGAAACGCCACGCACCTTTAACAATCTGATAACGCTTTACTATCAAGCCAAATGGACAAAGAGCGATCTCCAGTTGTTAAAATTGAAAAGCTGTGGTTATGATACTTTTTCAATTCACCAAAATACTTTTTTTGCTCCACATTGGCACACTGGAGAGGAAAAACGATTATTTCTAGCTGGTACTGGAACCTTTTATATTCCGACAAAAAACAACGTGCTGATTATCACCTGCTCAATTGGTGATATTGTCACACTGCAGCCAGGGACTATACATTGGTTTAATGGTCAAGCTGGTTTGACCGCACTTAGATTTTTTGGGGATAATATCATTCACGCATCGTACTATCACAACATACCACCTGAATACATTGATTTATTCAGCAGCTTTGATGATATATTTCCACAATACGATGGTGTACATTTGATGAATTAATTGATATAATTTATTAAACATAAAACAACTTGAATGTCATATCAGATTTAATAATATATCCATTACCAACATATTGGCCAATTACTTTTCGTAAGATGGTTAAAATAGATAAATGTTAAAGCATTTTTGGGTCATTAAATGAAAACAATCGACTTTGCAATGTCAGGCTTCCACAATAATACTTTAAATGAAGCTGAAGCAATTGGAATTTTGACAAGTCTGTCCGATGCATATCACGAAGGTGAACCACTTGCTACTGATGAAGATTTCGATAGGCTTTACAAGCTAGCTCAAGACACTTGGCCAGATAATCATTTCTTTAGAAAGGTTGGTGCAAAGGTTCGCGGCGCTGAATTACAACACAGCATGCCAGTAGCCGGTTTGAAACAGCTCTATACGTTGAATGACATTAACATATGGATGCAGACTAAAAAGCCAGTAGTTCTCATCGCATCGGAAAAACTCGATGGTGGCTCTGGAACGGTAACGTATAACAAAGGTCAGCTGACTTTAGCAGCCACGCGTGGTGATGGCGTCACAGGTAAAGATATCACGCGACATTTGCTTAAATTTACGTCGCTACCACATTCGCTTAATCATTTTTTAGCGCTCGATCAAGAAGACTTCAGCGTTCGCGGTGAATTGATTATCTCTAAACGCAATTTTCCAATTGTTCGAGATATATTACTTCGTGTTAAAGGTCGTGAATACAAGAATGCTCGTAATACAATCACCGGGCTAATAAATGCAAAAGAGATACCAGATGAGGTTTTTCCTTACCTAGACTTTGTTGCATATGATATTGCCGGCTGTGATCTTGATAAATCACAGCAATTCCATTATCTTGCTGAAATGGGCTTTAAGGTTCCCTGGTGGAGTATCATTGAACTGTCAAAGGTTGAAACTTCACTCGATCAACATTTCAATTCACTTGTCTTTGACATAAAAGAAAAAAGCGAATATGAATGCGACGGTATAGTAATTGAACTTTACGAAGGTTCCATTCGCGCTGAATTAATGCCAACGCTCGATGATTTAAATCCAGGCTATGCCTTCAAATGGAAAATAGTCAATGAAATTTTTATTGGCGAGGTTATCGGCGTTGAATGGAACATTACGGCTTATGACTACATGAAGCCAGTTGTCCTAATCAAACCAACTGAAGTTGGTGGCGTCACGATTTCTCGTTTATCTGGCTTTAACGCAAGCTTTATCTTCGAGAATAAGATTGGCATTGGAGCTAAAGTTAAATTTCAACGCGCTGGCGATGTTATCCCAGACATCTTAGAAGTGATTGAAGGCACTGAACCTATGATGCCTTCAGTTGATTGGGACTGGAATGAAACTGGAGTTGATGCAATTGCTCTTGAAACAACCGAACGAGCTCACATCTTACGGTTGAAAAACTTTTTTGCTGGCCTAGAGATAGACAACCTGAAAGATGCATCTCTTCAGCGGCTGTACGAAGAAGGGTTTACTGAACTGCTAGACATCATAGAGCTGACAGAACCTCAGCTAAATGCAATCTTAGGCAAGAATGGTTCAAAAACCTACTTTTCACTGCAAAAAGTCTTACAAAATTGTGATTTAGCGGCGTTGATGGGTTCTTACCCTAAATTCGGCCGTGGTTTTGGCACTCGCAAAGCTAAAATGTTGCTTGACAAGTTAGGTGATGCTTGGCGAACTGCAGAAGTAAGCCAAATCATAACAGTTGAAGGTTATAGTGATAAGAGTGCGGCGGTATTTTTATGCGGTCGTAGATCATTCATTGAATTCCTTGATTACCTCTTGCAAGAAGGTATTGTGACTCTCAAACAAGCAGTCACAATTGACGGCGAATTGTCTGGTCAATCATTTGCATTCACAGGGGTTAGGTCTAGTGACGCTGAGGAACGGATAAAAGCTAAGGGTGGTATCATACATGATGGTGTGAAAAAAGACACCACAGTGTTAATCGCAAAGGATCCAAAAGCTACTTCTGGCAAGTTAGAAAAAGCAAGAAAACAAGGAATAAAAATCATCTCACTCTCTGAGTTGTATGACATGCTAGGCCCAACTCAGGCAGAACCTGTAATTGAAATAAAAACAGAAGAGGAAAACAAAAAAACCGTACTTATTTTCTAAATTTTTATGAGATGTTATTTTTTAACGAATATGTACTTGAGCCCTATCCAGCATGGAATTCAAAGTGGCCATGCTGTAACCGAGCTTTTCGTCAAGTACGATAAACCACAGACGCCTGAAGAGCAAGTTCTGCGTGACATGGTATATGACCATGCGACCAACCATAAAACTTGGTATGTCCTAAATGGTGGAATGACTGAACACCTTGAGCCGGCGTTAGATGTCATTAAAGAAGTTGGTCTACCATGGGCTACATTTTACGAACCTGGCATTGGAGATGCTTTAACAGCGATCGCAGTTATTGTGCCAGAACGGATTTATGAATTCGTTGATAACAGAAAACGCGGTGGAAAAAATACTGATTTGGCAGATGTTTTTGCCATGTTTGGAATTTTAGACAAGATTTGTGAATTGTCTAAGGCTGAACTTGCACTTATTGAGCTATTAGCCAGGTTGTCTTTAGCGAGGTAATTTTCAACAATAAATAAAATCATACAGTAAATGGACTTATAAAATGAAAACTAAAATGAAAACTAAAATAAAATATCTCAGGGTTTACTCTGATTTGCATCTTGAGTTTGGTGCATTTAAAATTGAAGAATTACCGACTGATAAAGAAACGTTATTGGTTTTAGCCGGTGATATTACCGTTTATCCATTTAGTGTATTTTGGTTTGCAAATTTAACTCGTCGGTTTGCTCATATCATTTATGTACTTGGCAATCATGAACATTATCATGGCAATATTGCGACTACTAAAAACATCATTGAACAAACATTTGAAGCTGAGTTATTTACGAACAACTATACAGTAGTTGATGACCCACAGCAAATTAAATTTGACGGTTTTAGATTTTTAGCTGGCACCTTATGGACTGATATGGATGGTGATAATCCAGTGACTAAGTCAATCGTTGGTCGCTCAATGAATGATTATCGATTGATTAGCAATCTTGAAGGTACAACCTTACGACCTGATGATACAATAGAAAAGTTTAAGCAGACAATCACAAAGTTTGAAGAATTGTTAACTGAACCATATGATGGAAAGACTTATGTAGTGACACATCACTTACCATCGTATGCGGCTATTGATAAAATTTATCGCTCTAATGCCGATAAAATAAATGGTGGATATGCTTCTAATTTAGATGAGTTTATCTTGACTTATCAACCAGAGTATTGGTTTTTTGGTCATTCACATAATTCAAACAATTTTAAAATTGGAAATACTACTTTATTTAGTAATTCTAGAGGCTATGCTAATAAACATGGCGAGCCTCAAAATAAGAATTTTGACAAAATCGGTTTGATTGAGTTAAAATAATGAAAGCTATCAAAGATAGCAATAATTTAAACATTAAGGAGTAAGACAAGATGTCAGAATCATATATACAATCATTTTATGCTGTTATTAACGTGGACACAAGCTTGTATTTTGCTGGCTTTGACCCAGAAGCTAACGTACCGCAGATGGTCGAATCTCCATTGGGCGCTAAGTTGTTTTCAAACAAACATCAAGTGAAGTTGCGCCCAAATGAAAAATTGGTCGAACTGGAAATTACACTATCTACTGATAATGTAGTTGTGTCTGAACCATTTCGTCCACGTCGTCGTGAACCAAAGGTTTACGCCGCTAGCTAGACCGTTATACCAAAAGGGGAGCACATGCTCCCCTTTTTTATCACCAAGGAGGGGACATGGTTTTTGAGAAGAAGATCGTTGAGCACCTGTATAACGCAGTGAAAGAAATAGAATTGTATTTTAGCCAGTGGGACCCGAAATTGTATGGAACTCAGGTTGAGATACTACGAAGAAGTACTAAAAAGGCCAATAATTGGGTTATCATCTTCAAGCGCAATGGTGAATTAATTGAAAAAAGATTTGCCAAAGGTGTATAATAAAAACA